AAAGCAAACTAATATTGTGTGCCCATGAAAAAAAATTTCGGTGAAAATATTCATCCCGTACAGATTGATCCAATTACTGGGCAATATTATGTAATCATTCCCGAATGGATGATGAATGAACTCTCTTGGTACGAAGATACTGAAGTAAAATTCAGTTTAGACGGAAATGATATTGTGATTAGCGAACATGAAGTAGATTGACAACTACTACATAATACTGTATGATACTGAAGTAACTACATTCAATTATGGCTAAAGGATTTACTGTTAAAGCAAAAGCACCCATTGCAAAAACTACGGAACAGGAATGGGACTATGACTTGGCAAGACAAATGGTTCAAGGCAAATCCGTTGTATTTTGCCTACCAGGAAGAGGAGTTTCTTATACTTATCTGAAGAACTTTGTACAACTCTGTTTTGATTTAGTTCAAGCCGGAGCAAGTATTCAGATTTCACAAGACTACTCCTCAATGGTGAACTTTGCACGTTGCAAATGTCTTGGAGCAAACGTACTACGTGGTCCCGATCAAATTCCTTGGGACGGCAAACTCAAATATGATTGGCAACTCTGGATCGATTCTGACATTGTATTCAATACCCAACAATTTTTTCAACTGGTTTTAATGAATCGTGATATTGCATCTGGATGGTACTGTACCGAAGATGGTAACACAACATCAGTCGCACACTGGATGGAAGAAGATGACTTCCGTAACAATGGTGGTGTAATGAATCATGAAACAATTGAAACAATGAGTAAGCGTCGTAAACCATTCACGGTTGATTATGCCGGATTTGGTTGGTTATTAATCAAGAACGGAGTTTTTGAACATCCAGAAATTAAGTATCCTTGGTTTGCACCAAAGATGCAAGTCTTTGAATCTGGTGAGGTTCAGGATATGTGTGGAGAAGATGTAAGCTTCTGTTTGGATGCAAAAGAAGCAGGATTCGAAATCTGGTGCGATCCTCGTATCAGAGTCGGTCACGAGAAAACACGAATTATCTGATTTAAATGTTTAACAACTCTACGAAATATAATATCCTATGTAAAGGACGTAAAATTTACATCGATCTTGCAGAAGAAGAATATTTCAATACAATGGAGGATCTGGCAATAGAATTCTATGAGTCAGGTTCTCCACATCCTGAAGAACTTGAAACTGAAATTATAGAGGTTACTTATGGCAATTAAAAAATCATCAGGCAGTGCAAATCTCATTGAGTCGAGTCCTAAAAATACTCGTCAAGGATATGGGTCTAATACTAAATATGCCGCTTCTTCTCGGAATAAAGCTCGTAAAAAGTATAGGGGTCAAGGAAAATAATAATTTACCTCTCGAAAGGGAGGTTTTTTAATGTTTCTAAATAATTGCCTGGTGGGATTATTATGCCTTGGAAAAATTCTCAATGGGTAAACACCTCCTATTGGAGGTATATGACGTTAAATTTGATTTATTAAATAATGGGATTGCCATTCAAGATGCAATGGAACGCGGTATTAAACATGCCGGAATGACAATTCTCAACATTTATCAATACTGCTTCATTCCACAAGGAGTTACCATTGTCATTGCACTTTCCGAAAGTCACGTATCATGTCACACCTGGCCAGAGAACGGAACAATTGCAATCGATGCTTATACTTGTGGAGAAGGAAATCCCAAATTAATTGTTTTAGAACTATTAAAATACCTTGATTCGGATAATTTTAAACTTAGAGAATTAAATCGTTAAATAGAAACAAGGAGATAGAAACCTCCGTTATAAAAGTTCTGTTTTATTCACTAAAACAGGAGTTCCAAATGTCTAACTTACCAGTCGATAGAAACTCAGATTATATGAAAGAAATGTGGGGAACCTCAAAATTAATCACCGATTATGATTCAACTCCCCCACAACGTGTAATTCAAGAGATTATGCACGATACGGCACCAAAGCACGACTTTAAAAAACAAATCGAATTACATGAAAAAATTCGTAATGATGATGATTATGATGATTGGTCATACGGAACAGAACCATCATATGGTTCACCTTGGAAATGACTATAAATAAAGCAAGAACCTTTTAATCCAATGGCAATTCAAAGGATATCTAGATCATTTAAAGATATTAGTTTATCCTTTGAACCACATCCAGTGACAAAGGATTTGCCGATATTACTTAATGAGAATGCGATTCGTAGATCGGTCAGAAATTTAGTAGAGACAAAACTTACCGAGAAATTTTTTAATTCATCTTTTGGGTCTCAAGTTTATTCTAGTCTATTTGATTTCGTCGATTATGGTACTGCGGCAAATATTCAGGCACAAATTGAAGCAGTAGTTACAAATTATGAACCTCGTATTAATAATCTTGAAGTATTGGTAGATCCACAACCAGATAATAATGCATTTTCAATTTCCTTGATATTTGATATCGTAGGACAAGAATTTCCAACACAAGAATTTTCATTCATATTAGAGGCAACAAGATAAAATGCCTTTTACTAAGTTTACAAATCTGGATTTTGATCAGATAAAGGTATCCATCAAGGACTATCTCCGTGCGAATTCAAACTTCACGGACTTTGACTTTGAAGGATCTAACTTTTCGGTTCTGATCGATACACTTGCATATAATACTTACATCACAGCATTTAACTCAAATATGATTGTGAACGAATCCTTCTTGGATTCTGCGACACTCAGAGAAAATGTCGTGTCTCTTGCAAGAAATATTGGTTATGTTCCACGATCCAGAACCGCCTCTAAGGCACTTGTTTCTTTTGACGCCCAAATAGATGCGGCAGTCAGTAGTGCCACTCTCACGCTTCAGGCAGGACTTGTATGTGTTGGAAATATTGATAATACATCTTATATTTTTTCAATACCAGAAAATTATACGGCAAATATTGCAAACTCAGTAGCATCATTTACGGACTTAGAAATTTATCAAGGAACTTTTCTCAAAAAACAATTTGTGGTTGATGGTTCATTGGATCAAAGATTCGTTATTGATAACCCATATGTAGATACATCAACCATTAGGGTTTATGTAAAAGGTCCTACAGATAGTGGTAATGGAATAGAATATGCTCATGCGGATAATATTTTTCAGATCAATGGAACTTCTAACATCTATCTTCTTCAGGAAGTTCAGGATGAAAAATATGAACTTCTTTTTGGTGATGGGATTATTGGTAGAAAATTAGAAAATAATGCAGTTATTACAGTATCATATATTGTTACTGATGGTATAGATGGAAACGGTGCCGCTAAGTTCTCTTTCTCTGGAGCATTTAAAGGGTCATCAGATCAACCAATTACTGCTCAAAATTCAATTTCAATTACAACGGTTCAATCTTCAAAAAATGGTGGAGAGATTGAATCGGTTGATTCAATCAAGTACTTTGCTCCCAGAATATACTCTAGTCAATACCGGGCCGTTACAGCACGGGACTATGAAGCAATTATTAAATTAATTTATCCAAATGCAGAATCTATTTCAGTTATTGGTGGTGAAGATTTAACTCCACCAGAATATGGATCAGTAACAATTAGCATTAAACCAAAGAATGGAACTTTTGTTTCTGACTTTGATAAATCTCAAATTTTATTCAAATTGAAGCAATATTCTCTTGCAGGTATTAATCAAAAAATTAATGATCTCAAAATTCTTTATGTTGAGATCGATTCCTCAATTTACTATAATTATTCCCAAGTTTCTTCAGTAAATGATTTGAGGGCAAAAGTAATTCAATCTTTGACAACTTATTCAAATTCTATTGATTTAAATACATTTGGAGGAAGATTTAAGTATAGTAAAATTCAACAAATTATTGATAATACCGATATATCAATTACATCAAATATCACCAAGGTTAAGATAAGAAGAGATTTGAAAGCCCTTTTAAATCAACCAGTTCAGTATGAATTGTGCTTTGGAAATAGATTTCATATCAATTCGTTAGGTGGAAACATTAAATCAACTGGGTTTACAATTTCTGAACAGTCAGAAATGATTTATATTACAGATACTCCAAATAAAAATATCGATGGAACTCTTGATGGAAGTAAGGCTGTCTTCCAGCTTGGACTTCCTTCGATTCTCTCCTTCATGTCTACCGGTGATGTAAACGGAACTGTTGAAGGTGTGAATGATCTCCAGAAAGCCTATGTTGCAGAGTTTGGTGAAGGAAATTACATACCAAATATTCCACTTGCCTACTGGTCATTTAGATTAATGATTGGTTTTGGTGGTCTCGCTGCATTATTCGCATTACTAACACTTTGGTATCTGCGTAAAGGTGGTTTGCCT